GATGCCCGCGGTGGACCGACTCGAGTCGGCCCTTGCGACGGTCGCGCCGAGCCTCGGCGGCGTGAAGCTGATCTCCGTGCCGAAGTTCTCGATCGTCATCCAGCACAAGACGCTGTCGCAGCCGACCCAGGTCTATCAGACCGAGATGCTCGGCTGTCGCTGGCGGTCCTTCACGATGGACAACAAAGAGGGCAGCGAGGCGCTCTTCATCTAGGTCGACCTCGGCCCCACCAGCGTCATCAAGACCCTCAAGAACGGCACGCGCGTCGCGCTCCTCTGATGAGCGCGCATCCGTACCGAACGCCTGGCATTCGACCACTGGAGACGAACATGACGAAGCTCGAAGAGTTGCAGGCGAGGCGAGAGAAGCTCCGCGCCGAGGACGAGAAGCTCGAGGCCGAGCAGGCGGAGATCGACTTCGCGGCCCTCGTGGACCTCGAGGAAGAGCACGGCTTCGGCTCGGTGCGGGCCATCCGGTTCGCCGGGTCCTTCAAGCGCGGGACGCCGACGATGGCGATCGTGATCGCGCCCGAGCGCGCGCACTACCGCGAGTATTTGAAGGCCGTCCGCGCGGCGAAGAACGACTCCGTGCGGGGGGAGGCGGGCGAGCGGCTCGGCGAGTCCTGCATGGTCTACCCGCCGCCCGCGTCGGAGATGCGGAACGCGATGCTCGCGGCGCGACCCGGCGTGTACGTCGTGGCCGGCATCGAGGTCGCGAAGCTCGCGGAGGGCGCCGCCGGGGAGGAAAAAAAAGGCTGAGGGCGCGGATCGCCGCGGCTCAGTCGAGCGCGGCGGTCTTCGGCGACTGCATCGTCACCCTGGCCCGCGTCGCGGGGGGCGGCGAGGCGCACGAGGAGAGCGAGGAGAGCGAGCGGGACATGCGCGCGGGCGCCTTCGTGATCGCAGAGATCGCGCTTCTGCATCGGCAGTCGCTCACGGGCGGCGGCGAGCGGCAACCGAGACGACGGCGGAGGTAGAGCGGTGGCGGACGGCACGACGTACGAGATCGACATCCCGGTGGACGGCTCCCAGGCCGTCGCCGCGGCGTCGACGCTCGACTCGCTGGCGCAGGCGCTTGACCGCGCGCGCGCCGCCAGCACCGCCGCTGCGTCGGCCGTGGCGGCGGGACAGGCGGCCTATGCCGGCGCCGAGACGGCCGCGATGAAGGCGGCCGCGGCGGCCGAGCGCCTCGGCGTGGCGGCGACCGCGCAGCAGGGCAAGCTCGCGGCGGCCCTCGAGACGGGCGACACCACGAAGATCGAGGCGGCCGCGACGAAGCTCGGCGACCTCGAGGCGCGCCAGGCGGCGGCGGCGGCGACGAGCTCGGCGGCGGCGGCGGCGCTCGCCGAGCAGGCGGCGAACCTCGACGCGCTGCAGGTTGCGGCCACGGCGGCGGCCGACGCGGAGGCCGGGCTCGCGCGCCAACTCGACGCGGCGACGCAGGCCGAGGAGGCGAACGCGGCCGCGGCCAAAAAGACGGAGCAGGCCACGGCGGCGGCAGGGAAGGCCGCGGCCGGCGGCGGCGTGAAGCTCGGCGAGCTCGAGGGCGCGATGGGCAAGCTCGGCGGCCCGGCGGGCATGGTCGGCCAGAAGATCGCGGGCGTCGGCGAGGCGTTCCGCAAGCTGGCCGCGCTCGGCCCCGCCGGGATCTTCGTGGGCCTCGCGGTGGCGACGATCGCGGTGGTCGCCGGGCTCGCGATGGCGACGGTCGGGCTCCTCAAGTTCGGGCTCGCGAACGCGGACGCGGCGCGCACCTCGGCGCTCCTTTCGCAGGGCATCGCGGGCAGCGTCGCGGGCGGCGCACAGCTCGACGCGACGATCTCCTCGCTCGGCTCGCGGGTCCCCATCGCGGCCGACGAGCTGCGCAGCATGGCGAGCACGCTGGCCAAGACGGGCCTGAAGGGCGACGAGCTCTCGGCCGCGCTCGAGACGGCCGCGACGAAGGCCGCAAAGCTCAAGTTCGGCCCCGACTTCGCCAAGGCGATGCTCTCGGCTGACTTCCAGTCGCAGCGCCTCAAGGCGAACGTCGGGAAGATCTTCGGCGGGCTGAAGATCGAAGGGCTCCTGACGGCGCTGTCGAAGGTGGGCGCGCTCTTCGAGGAGGACAGCGCGGCGGCGAAGGGCATCAAGGCGATCTTCGAGTCGTTCTTTCAGCCGCTCGTAGACGGCATGACGAACGCGGTGCCGAAGTTCATCGCTGGGTTCCTGCAGTTCGAGATTTGGGCGCTCAAGGGGCTCATCGCGATCCAGAAATACCAGCCGATTTTCAACGTCGTCGGCGCCGTGATCATGGGCTGGATGTCCAGCATTGGGCAGTCGTTCGGGTTCGCCTACGACATCATCGCGGGCACGGCCTCGGGCCTCGTCGCGCTTGGCACTCTCGGCTCCGCGGCGCTGGCCGGCCTATCGAGCGCGGCGCTGAGCGTGCGCACGTTCCTGCAGAGCATCAACCTCGCGGAGATCGGGCTCGCGATGGTGACCGGGCTCGCGTCAGGCATCACGGCTGGCGGCGCGGCAGTCGTTGGCGCGGTGACGGGCATCGCCTCAGGCGCCGTCGCGGCAGCAAAGGCCGCGCTCCAGATCAAGAGCCCCTCGAAGGTCTTCGCGGAGATCGGCGGCTACACCTCGGAGGGCATGGCCCAGGGTGTCGACGACGGCGCCGACGCGGTGCAGGGCTCGCTCGAGGCGATGGTCGCGCCGCCGGCGGACGGTGCAGGGGCGCCCGCTGCAGGGGGCGGGCGCGCGGGCTCCGGCGGCGGCACGACGGTCACGATCGGCTCGCTCACCATCCAAATCGACGGCGCCGGCGGCGACGCCAAGAGCATCGCCGAGGAGTGCCGCAAGGCGTTCCTAGACCTCATCGAAGGGCTCGCTCAGCAGGGCGGCGGGATGGTGCCAAGTGCCTAACCCCATCGACGATCCGGACCTCTACGACCACGTGGAGCTCGGCGGCGTGCAGTCGCCCGGCATCGTCACGATCACGGGTCACGACCGCAAGATCGGGTGGGACATCAAGAAGGGCTCGGGGCAGAGCGGCGCGACGACGACGCGCTCGAGCGACGACCCGACCGAGTTCACGTGCTCGTTCTACCTGGCCGATGAGGAAGACTTCGCCGCGTGGCCCACGTTCCTCGCGACGGTCAACTCGACCGTGAGCGGGCAGACGCCGACGGCGCTGGACATCTATCACCCCGACCTCGCCGAGAACGACATCAAGGCCGTGGTCAAGGCCACGGCCATGGGCTCCGTGCACGACGGCAAGGGTGGCGTGACGAAGGTCGTCAAGTTCCTCGAGTACCGCCCGCCGCGCCCCGCGAAGGGCTCGCCGAAGGGCAGCAAGGCCGGCGCCGCGACGAAGGCCCCCGACCCGAATCAGGCGGCGCTCGACGAGATCGCGAAGCTCACCAAGCAGTACCAAGAAACGCCGTGGGGGAAGCCCGCATGATTCACCACGCCGACGTGCTCGACGCGCTGCGAGCGATGCCTGACAACTCGTTCCACGGGTGCCTCACGGACCCGCCCTATGGGCTGTCGTTCATGGGCCATCAATGGGATCACGGCGTGCCCTCCGCGGAGGTCTGGCGCGAGGTGCTGCGCGTGCTTCGGCCCGGCGCGGCCCTGCTCGCGTTCGGCGGGACGCGGACCTTTCACCGGCTGACTTGCGCGATCGAAGACGCAGGCTTTGAGGTCAGAGATTGCCTCATGTGGCTGTATGGGTCGGGCTTTCCGAAGTCGCACGACGTGAGCAAGGCAATCGACAAGGCCAACGGCGACTGGCGCGGCAAGGCCGGCGCAGTCACATCCGGCAACGCTGCCATGGGAAACCCGAACTACGCGCGTACGCCAAAGGGTGAGCCAATCGCAGCAGCAGCAGTGCAATGGTCAGGCCACGGCACCGCGCTCAAGCCCGCGTGGGAGCCCATCATTCTCGCCCGCAAGCCGCTCGAGGGCACCGTCGCGGCGAACGTCCAGCGGTGGGGCTGCGGCGCGCTGGCGATTGATGCGAGCAGAGTGGAGGGACTGGCCGAGAAGCCGGGCGGCAAGATTCGAACAGTACGTCACTTCGATGGCCACGAGACCGGACGCGCGGACAAGGACGCGCCAGAGCCAAACCCCCTCGGTCGCTGGCCGGCCAACGTCATCTTCGACCGCGAGGCAGCCGCGATCCTCGACGCCCAAAGCGGGAATCGGCCCTCGGCGCTTACGGGCCGCGCCGACCCTACCAAGTCACACGCCCATCCTGCCGATCCCACGAAGCGCCGCGGGAGCATGTTCGGCAACGAGTCGGCGCAGGCCAGCGTCTACGCTGACTCCGGCGGCGCCTCCCGCTTCTTCAAGCAGTGCGACTACACCGAGGAGGACGCGCGCTTCTTCTACTGCGCGAAGGCGAGCAGGAAGGAGCGGGATGCGGGGTTGGAAGGGTTCGCTGTGGTGACTCGCGCCGAGCAGACCCGACGCAAGGAAGGCTCGGCGGGGTCCAAGAGTCCGGCTGCCGGATCGGGCTCGACGGAGGGCGGTCGCAACATCCACCCCACGGTGAAGCCCATCGCCCTGACCACCTACCTCGCGCGGCTCATTCTGCCGCCCGTCGAAGGCTCGCGGCTGCTCGTGCCGTTCTGCGGCTCGGGCTCCGAGATGCTCGGCGGCACGCGCGCAGGCTGGTCGCACGTCGAAGGCATCGACGCGTGGGACGTGGCCGTCGACATCGCACGGGCGAGGACCGCATGACCGCAACCCTCAACAGCATCCTGGCGACGTCCGCGCGCGTGTACCTGCCCGCGTGGGGCGTCTGGTACGCCGAGGTCGACCTCGACGGCGAGCACACGCTCACGGGCGCGGCGACGGTGGAGATCGCCGACCTCACGCTGCGGGGAACGATCCTCTCGGGCGGCCCGGAGAACGGCCGCTCGCACTACCGCGTCGTCGGCGGCAAGGGCGGCTGGGGGCAGACCATCGCGGCGAAGGGCTACGCCAACGACGCCGGGGTGAAAGCCTCGACGGTGCTCCTCGACGCGGCCGACGCGTGCGGCGAGACCATCCTGGCGAGCACCCTGCCGACGACGCGCCCGGGGCCGTCCTGGGCCCGCCCCGAGGCGCGCGCGCGGGCCGTGCTCGAGCTGCTCGTACCGCGCGGGTGGTACGTGGGCGAGGACGGGATCACGCGCATCGGCGCGCGCGCCGCCGGCGAGCTGCCCGCGGGCGTGACGCACGGCCCGGTCGACCACGCGCGCGGGTGCGTGGAGCTCGCGTCGGAGTCGATCGCGACCATCCTCCCGGGGGTCGTCGTCGACGGCCTGACGGCGGTGGACGTGCTGCACGAAGCGACGCCGGCCGGGCTGCGCTCGACGGTGCACGGCGCGCGCGGCGCGAGCTCGCGGGCGCTGCAGGGCTTCCGCGCGATCGTCGACCAGCTCGACCCCGACCGCGCCTTCCGCGGGCAGAGCGAGTATCGCGTGACGTCGCGCTCCGGCGATCGCGTGGGCCTCGAGCCGGTGCGCGTCTCGACGGGCATGCCCGAGCTCACGCGCGTGGTGGCGCGCCCGGGGCTCCCCGGCTGCAAGGGCGGCGCGGCGATCGGCTCGCGCGTGCTCGTGGCGTTCGCCGACAGCTCGCCGGCGCGCCCGTACGTGTGCGCGTACGAGGACGCGGACGGCTCGGGCTTCGTGCCCACGACGCTCGTGCTCGACGCGTCCAGCTCGATCAAGCTCGGGGCGGACGCGACGAAGGGCGTGGCGCGTGACGGGGACGACGTCTGCCTCGGGTACTTCTGCGCGGACACGACAACGAACACGATCTACCGGTCGCCCCCCGAACTGGGGCCGCTGCTGACCGTGTATCTCCCGTGGTGGAAGGTGACCGCGGTGGCTGACGTGCAGTGGTGCACGGCCACGAACCCCGCGACGCCGACCGTTCCGCCCCCGCCCGGCACTCCGGGCACGGCATTGATGGGCATCATCAACGAGGCCTCAGGCCTGGTGAAGTGCGAATGACCACTACGTACTTCGGTTACGACATTTCCTGCACGACCGGCCTCAAGACCGGGCGCTTCGTCTCGGGCGTGGAGCTCGTCGCGCAGGCGTATTACCGGCGACTGACGACGACGCGCGGCACGCTCCTCGGCGGGCCCGAAGAGCAAAACTACGGGCTCAACCTCATGAGCCTCATCGGCAGCGCGGCCACGTCGAGCTTTGCGGCCTCGCTCCCGGGCAAGATCGAAAACGAGCTGATGAAGGACCCGCGCACCGAGTCCGTGAAGGCCACCGTGGTCAGCGCGACGAGCGGCCCTGCGGTCACCTACACGATCAGCATCGAGGCGAAGACGACGCTCAGTCCGTTCACCCTCGTGCTCGCGGTGTCCGCGGTGAGCGCCGAAATCCTGGGGATCCAATGACCATCTCGCTTGCCTCGCTCATCCTCGAAGAGACCCGCGCGGCCATCTACAACTACGCGCTGGGCATCGCGACGAGCATCGGGCTCCCCGTCACGTCGTGGCAAGTGGGCGACCCCACGCGCAGCCTCTATCACGTGCTCTCGGCGAAGCTCGAGGCGCTCGAGGCGAACGTCGCCGGGTACATCCGCAGCGGCTTCCTGGACCACTCCGAGGATGTCTGGCTGAAGGTGAACGCCGAGCAGACCTATGGCGTGATCGTCCCGGATCCGACGTACGCCGAGACGACGGTCACGCTCACCAACGCGTCGACGACAAACGAGTACATCATCGACGCTGGCGACCTCACCTTCGCGTCCGCGGTCACGGGCAAGACGTACCGGAACACCACGGGCGGCACCCTCGCGGTGGGGCCTGCGACGACGCTCTCGGTCACGGTCGTAGCCGACGAAGCGGGCTCGGGAAGCTCGGCGGGCGCGGCGGAAATCACCCGCCTGGTGACCGCGCTGGACGGCGTGACGTGCACGAACGCGACGGCCGCCGTGGGCATCGACGAGCAGGACGCGAGCGTCACGAAACAGCAGTGCAAGGACATGCAGGACGCGACGAGCCCAGACGGCGCGCGCGGTGCATATGCCTACTTCGCGCGAAATCCCGACTACGGCGGGACCTCGGCGATCACGCGCGTTCGCACCTACGGCGACAGCACCACGGGCAACGTGACCGTGTACCTCGCGGGCCCCTCGGGCGGCTCCTCGGCGGCCGACGTCGCCCTCGCGCAGCTCGCGATCGTGACGTGGTGCCTCCCGCTCTGCATCACGCCGACGGTCGCCGCGGCGTCGAACGTCACGATCGCGGTCACGTACGAGCTTTGGCTCTACAAGTCGTGCAACAAAACCGTCGCCGAGGTGCGCACGACGGTCGAGACCGCGCTCGGGGTGCTCTTCTCGGCGCGCCCCATCGGCGGCGACGTCGTTGCGCCCGCGACGACCGGCAAGATCTACCAGTCCGACATCCTGGCCACGATCGTCAAGGCGATCCCCGAGGGCTTCCGCGCGTCGGTCACCGTCCCGAGCGGGGACACGTCGCTCACCAACGGCCAAGTCGCAGTGCTCGGCACCGTGACGGGGGCTATCCACCTCGAGGACGACCCGGTCTGATATGGACTTTCGCACTCGAAATAAGCAGTTCGGCCCGCGGTGGCTCGTCGACGACGGCGCCGAGTCGACTCTCGTGCAGTACTCGCTCGACCTAATGCTCGACGCGAGCTTGGAGCGTCTCTATCTCGGCATGCTCGCGCGCTACCCCGACACGGCCGCGCTGCTCGGTGTCGAGGGCGCCCTCGAGGCGATCGGCCGCGACCGGCGCACGCTGCGCGGCCTCGGCCCCGAGAGCGCGACGAGCTACGCGGCGCGCCTCAAGCGGTGGCTTCACGACGCGAAGAAGCGCGGGAGCCCCTTCATGCTCATGCAGAAGCTGCAAGAGTACATCGCGGCGGGCTCGTCGTTCCGCACCGTCGACGCGCGGGGGAATTGGTTCTCACGCAGCGCCACCGGCGTCGAGACGTACACGCTGAACACCGGGAATTGGAACTGGGACTCGACGGTTCCGTCGAGCCAGTGGGCGCGCTTCTGGGTGATTATCTACCCTGGCACGCGCTGGAGCCACTCGGCGAACTGGGGCTCTGGCCAGCTCTGGGGCGACACCGAGAAGACATGGGGAACGACCGCCACGCCCTCCGAAGTGGCCGGCGTGCGCGGCATCGTGGCGGACTGGAAGCCCGCGGGGACGCGGTGCGTGAACATAATCATCGCCTTCGACCCGGCGTCATTCTCGCCGACTGCCCCCGAGCCTGACGGGCAGTGGGGCAAGCCCTCGAAGGTAGTCGCAGGCGTCCACGTCGCGACGAGACTCTCAACCGCCGACTACTGGGATGGGACCCGCACATGAGCACGACTTACGGCACCGCCTCGGCAATCACCATTCCCTCCGACGGCGACACGATCGACGCGGCGGACGTCAATACCCCGCTCGCCGCGCTCTGGGACCAGCACGACTTCCTCGACACCCTCGTCGCGCTCCAGGCCATCCTCGTGCCCACGCACGGGCTCATCCGCTACGTGCGAGGGTACGGCCACTACGTGTTCGTCACCTCGGGCACCTACTCGGCGAGCACGGCCGCGAGCCCGTGGATCCTGACGGCAACCGACGGCACCGCCGGGCGGTGGGTGATGGATCTGACGGCTGAGGCAACGAAGACCATATACAACTCGCTTGCCTTCGCCGACGCCAAGGCGCGAGTGTGCGGCGCGATCGCTCCGAACTACGACTTTACGGCGGTGGCCACGTGGCGCCCGGTCTCGTCCGACTCGAACGCGGGCGACGTCGCGACTACGTTCTATCTGTACGACAACAACGGGTTGTCGCTGAAGTTCAACACGGTCGAGGCCACGAACACCGCGCGTCACGTCATCATCCAACTCAACGAGTACCTCTCGGACGGCTCGACGCTGAACAGCGTTCAGGCGATCGTGAAGCCTGGAATCGCTCACGTCGCGCTGCCGGCGACCATGCCGGCAATGACGATCGTGCGATGCGACCACGTGGCTGGCACCGTCGCGAGTCTTACGTCAACGGGCCTGCGGCCCGACACATCCGCCACCTTCGGCGCGTACAACCTGGTGCACGGCTGGACTGCGACCATGGATCAAAACAACACGGTCGACCTGTCGAGCTACGTTTACTACCTCATCATTCACAACGAGGGCGGGGCCAACTCGGCGGCTGAACTGCAGCTGTACAAGGCAGTCTTGACCATGACCGCGAAGGGGTTCTTCTGATGACACTCGCCGCATCCAGTTGGCTTCCCGGCCTCCTCCCCGTCCTGCTCAAGGTCGCTGGCGTCGCGCAGACGGCGCGGCGATACGTGAACTTCGTGGGCGTAACTGCCGTGGACGACGAGGCGAACGACCAGTGCACGATCACGGTGAGTGGCGGCAGCGGCACCACGCCCACCGGGACCGGGATACCGCACATCGTTGGCGGCGTTCAGGACGCGGCGTCAAGTCTGGTCGTGAATGCCGACGTGCACGCGTCGGCGGCTATCGCGCTGTCGAAGCTTGCCGGATTCGGTACCGGCGTGGAGACCTTTCTTGGCACTCCGTCCAGCGCGAATCTGCGAGCCGCCCTCACAGACGAGACGGGCACGGGTGCGGCCGTATTCGCGAGTTCGCCGACGCTGACCACGCCGACGCTCACGACGGCGCAGATGACAAACCCGTTCATCAACGGCCAGACTCAGGGCGCGGCGATCGCGGTCGCTGCGCTGGAGATCGACTGGTCGCTCGGCCCGGTCCAAACCAAGACGCTCGCGGCCGGCGCGAACACCTTCACGTTCAGCAACCAGGCCAGCGGCATGGTCATTGTGGTGCGCGTGACGGGCGCGGCGAGCACGCTCACCTGGCCAACGGTGAAGTGGGCTGGCGGCGTTGCGCCCACGCAGACCGCGAGCGGCATCGACGTGTACACGTTCGTGCACGACGGCACTTCGATCTACGGATCGGTAGTCCAGGCGATGGCATGATCTCGCCCTTCTCGTTCCTCAAGTCGAGCTCGGCCCCTGCCTCGCATGATCCGGCGACGGATAACCTGTCGCTATGGCTGCGCTCAGACACGCTCTCAGGAACCGGCGCTACGTTCGCGTGGTCGAGCAAGGCTAGCGCTGGGACCTCAGGCGCAGCAGCCACGTTCAACCACAGCACGGGGTACGGCGATCTGGTCGAGCAACCCTCTACGTCACTCGACGGGCACGCCTCGGCCCTCTGGACCGGCGCGTACCCAATGATCGAGTCTGCCGACCTGACGCGCACCCTGCTAGGTTGCGGCGACTCCGTCGGGGCCTCGTACACGGTGGCCTATGTGGTTCAGCCGCTCGCAAGCAACACCTACGGCCTGACGGGCGGAGGCAAGACCGACACCGCCAACCCGACGATTTTCGGCGCCCCGACGGGCGCCGTGGTGCACGCCATCATGGATGACGCCGGGACGTGCAAGGTAGGCGTCCACCACATCGACGAGGACCTCGCGAGCGGCGACGGAACAACGCCCGTGGTGTGGCCTGGCGGCTTCGGCGCGTGGGGCCTCCTGTGGGTCGCCTACACGAACGGCGGCAACGCGAAGGTGCGGGTCCAAGAGGCTGATCTCGCCAACGAGCTCATCCCCGCGGCGAAGGGCCCTGCCGCGTACGACTACGTCGCGTACTTCGGTACCTTGGGTGGCGGTGCCTACGTGCCCTCGTTCCGTCTGGTCGAGATGATGATCTATCCGGGCCAGGCACTCTCTGGCGCACAGATGATCGCGCGCGAGCAAGGCTACTTCAAGACTCGCTACCCCTCACTGGGACTCTGAGGACAACATGACCGACAACATCCCCACGCTCCCCCGTCCCGCCCCCATGCCGCGCGAGGAGGCGCCCACCCCGATCCCGCGTCGCTCGTCGCTCGAGGAGCTGCGCGCCGGGGAAGACCCCTACGTCGCCGCGATCGACGAGCTGCGCGTCGAGGTGCTCCGCCTGTCGGCGCGCCTCCCGGAGCTCGACGCACGCACGAGCAAGACCGACCTCGCACAAGAGGCCAAGCTCAGCGAGCACGAGCTGCGCCTGGTCCGCATCGAGACCGCGTCGAAGGCGGCCGCGAGCGATACGAGCACCCTCGTGCACGCGCTCACCGGCAAGCTCTCCCCGAAGCTCCTCGGCGCCTTCGTCGCGCTGGGGACGCTCGTCCAGATCCTTCTCCAGGCCTACCGCCAGCTCCACGGAGGGACCCCGTGAGCGGCACGACCCACGCCCCCGTGGACATGCGCGACATCCGGGCCCTGAGGCAGGACCTCATCGAGGTCTCCGAGGAGGCCTCGCGCCAGACCCTCGCCGCGCACACCCGCACGCTCGCGCTCCTCGACGAGCAGGGGCGCGAGGCCGCGGCGCACCGGGGGCTCGTCGAGGCGTTCGTCGCGGAGCAGCGCGCGGTGAACGCGACGCTCACGAAGCACCTCGCCCGCCTGGTCGTTGTGCCCGCGAGCGAGGGCCTCCCCGCAGGGGTGGTCTACGAGCCTTCGCCGCTCGTGCGCCGCCTGTCGGGCCTCTTCGGGTCGCGCCCCTCGACGACGCGCCTCCTCCTCGCCACCACCGTCGCGGCCGCGCTCGCCGGCAGCCTTTCCGCGTGCGCCGCGTTCGGTGCCGCCCACGCCATGATCGGAGTCCCATGAAGACGCTCAGATTTCACACGCTCCGCGCGCTCGTCGCGGCCCTGCTCGTCGCCGCGCTCGCCATGGTCTTCGTCGGCCCGCTTCTCCTCGGCTGCACGCCACGGGCGCAGACGGCCGCCGAGGTGGCAGCCTACGGCGCGGAGCTCGAGGCGTGCGCGGTGCAGGCGAGCACCTGCCCGGGCTACGTGGCGTGCCGCCAGCGGGTCGCCGCGGCGCACGGGCGGGCCTACTCGGGGCGGTGCGTGCCGTGAGCGACCCGTACGGCCCCCCTGCGTATCCCATGGTCGACCCGTTTGACCCGTTTTCCCGCGCTGTAGGAGATCGCAACATGGCCGAGACCGCCGTGCCCATCCAGATGAACCGGCGCGCACGCCGAGCCGCGGCCGCCCTCGCTCGCCGGGCCGAGGTGCGCGCGTGACGGCCATCCTGCTTTCCGTGCTCTCGGCGCTGGAAAGCGTCGTCGAGCTCATCCGCGAGAGCGGCACCGAGGCCGAGCGGGAGGCGCTGTTCGTCGCGACCGAGCGGCTGGCGTCGATTCACGCCCGGGCGAAGTTCGCCGGGCTGAGGGAGGACACGTGACGGCCCGGCTGTGCGAGGCGTGCCGCCGCGCGATGGTGGCCGACATGCGGGCGCGAGCCATGCGCGAGGCGCGCGAGAGGGCGACGTGTCCGTGAGCCTGGACGCGGCCCTCATCCTGTACGCGATGGCGCTCTTCGCTAGGCGTCGGAGCATCGAGGCGCACCTCGCGCACCTTCCGCCCTCGCTCTTCGCCGTCGACAGGACCCCATGACCACCCTCCCCGGCCTCCGCCTCCCCGGCTACGTCGACGCGATCGACGTCTCCCGCGTCCAGGTCGTCGAGGACGCGGACGCCGTGCGAGCGGCCGGCTTCCTCGCCGCGTGGGCGAAGGCCTCCGAGGGCCTGGGCTACTGCGACCCAGAGGTCCAAGAGCACCTTCGCCGCCTGTCCGGGGCGGGCGTCATCACGAGCGTCTACGCGTTCGCGCGCGTCCAGCAGGGCGACCCCGCGGCGCAGGCGCGCAAGGCGTTCGCGTGCGCGGGCGACGTGTACCAGACCCGCGTGATGCTCGACCTCGAGAGCGCGCCGAAGGAATGGGGCAGCGTCCAGCTCTGCGACTTCGCCGAGGGGTTCTTTGAGGGCCTCGACGCGGAGGGGGCGGGAGACGGGACGTTCTACACGTACACCTCGTTCCTCGCCGAGCGGCTCCACCCGGAGATCGCGCGGAGGCCAAAGCTCATCGCCAGGCCGCTTCACCTCGCCGAGTACCGCAGCCTTACGACCTCGTGGGCTCCCACGGCGGCCTCCGACCTTCGCCGCCGCACGGGGCCGTGGAAGGACTGGACGGCGCTGCAGTACAGCGGGAACGCGGGCTACCGGGTCCCTGGCATCGTGGGCGACTGCGATCGGAACCTGATTCGGGCGGCGTCCGTGGACGAGCTGCGCGCGTTCTTCGGCCTGCCGCCCGAGGGCGCCGAGGTAGACATGGGCGGCCCGGTGCACGGCACGCACGTGGTGGACGCGGCGCTGGGCGACGTTGCCGACCGCGAGCCCATCGCGTAGCAGCCCCGAGGCGCCGCGAGGATGCCCCGCGCCGCGGCGCCGGAGCTCCGCGGCTACCTCGGGCGGGAGCTCCACCGTGCCGCGCTCGCCTTCCGGGCTGACGCGCGCTTCTGTTCCAGCGTCATGGTTATGCCCGCCCTCGCCTTCCGCGCCGAGGCCTCCCGCTGTTCCTGTGTGCGTGTGCGGGTTGCCCTCCTGGCCGCCTCGCTCGCGCATACCCATGGCCCTCCTCCCCTCTGTGCGATCACCGAAGGGCACATCGCGCCTTCAGGCGCTCGCCTGCCGCACCCGCACGGACACAGCGGCCTAAGGCACTCGGCGCAGCGAATTGCAGCGATGGCTGTCGCCAGGGGCGACACCCGCGTCTCCACGCCGCAGTCCACGCACAGCGACTTCCGTTCCGCAAGGATGTCGCGGACCATCAGCCTCAACGTCGAGACCGCCGGCGCAGCGATCCCCTGCATCCCAAGCGCCTCGATGATCTCCCGGATCTTCATGCCCTGCCGGGCCATCACACGAGCCTGCTCCTTGACCGGGATAGGCTCCACGCCGAACACGATGTTCTCGCGCTCCAACGTCGTGGCAATGAACTCCCCGTGTGTGATCTCCTTCCCGCCGGGGTTCAGGCGCCGCGCCTTTTGCGCCTCGGTAAGATTCCTCACCCTGGCCGCCATCTTCCCCGCCAGCCTCAGCCGCTCCAGTGAGGCAAGCTTGCGAATGTCCGGGTCCGCCCCGAGGATGGTCAGCGCGTTGATTTCCGTCGGGTCTTCTCCCTCGCCGCTCACGCGTCACCTCCCGGTCGCCTCTGGCGCCCCGACCAGCCGAGCCCCTGTCGGGGAAGGCGGACGGCGCTCCTCGGCACGCGCACGGTGGGGGCGGGCTCGCCCCGCCGCCCGCGCCACGGTGGCCAGCGCGGCGTCCAGCCCACCCCGGCGCGCCACGGCCCAGGCCAGCGCGACGAGCGTGGAGACCTGCACGCCGGAGCTCGCCGAGAGCGCTCGGATCTCGCGGGCGAGGTCGGGCGGGAGGCGGAGCAGGATGGCCCGCGTGTGCCGCT